GCTCGATGACCCGCGCCTGACCTGGCCAGAACGCGAAATCGTCCGTCAGCTGGGGGAAAAACTCTATGGCAAGCTTCCTGCAATGAGGGAGGTGCGTAATGGCTGAACGCAACTGGACCGCCGAGGACGTCGCCGATCATTTTGAAGAGGCGTTCCGCACCCTGCGCAAACTGCCTCCGGTGAAGGTGCAAGGGTATTTCAACGCTTGGCCGCAGATGGTGCGGACCGACCGCGAAATCCTCGCGATGGAGCCCCAGCCCATGCGGGTCTGGCCATCGGCCAGCGCCATCACACGGTTGGAGCAAACCTTCGATTGGGTTTTATGGCTGGAAGAGAATGAACGTCGCCTGATCTGGTGGCGGGCCGCCCGTCGGCCTTGGAAGGAGATCACTTACGAACTGGGCGTTAACCGAAGCACAGCCTGGCGTCAGCATAAGCTTGCGCTGACCAAGATTGCTGAACGCCTAAATGGGGGGCGCTTAAAAAAAGTTCGGGAAAATTAGCAGATGCACTAGGTTCTAACTTATGCCTGCGCAAGGAGGGAATTGATCATGGTACGCAGTGAACTCGTTGCGATCGTTGCAGCGGAAAGCCCTAACATGAGCAAAGCTGATGTTGAGCGTGTTGTGGATGTGTTGTTCGATACCATTATAGGGGCGCTGGAAAACGGTGACCGCGTTGAAATTCGCGGTTTCGGTGTCTTTGCTGGCAGGCGGCGCAAACCACGATCAGCAGTAAATCCGAGGACAGGTAAATCTGTGTCAGTACCTTCAAAAGTTTTCCCGACTTTCAAAGCGGGAAAGGTTCTGCGTGCAAAGGTAAATGCTGCAAAAGCGTAAAGTGTTGCAACACTTTTGTTTTCGACAGCTGCAACAGGATTGTGCTATAGAAAAGATATGATGGGGAGAGTGCGTTGCAGAGACGTCTCTCCCCATTTTTTCCACTAATGCCTGCTTTTTTGAAGTATTATGCAGTTGCCGGTTAGTAGTGTCCCTGGACCATATTCATCTTGACCGTATCCGGCGAACCTTGCCACTCTCGTTGCATGACTGGTGGAGGATGAAAGAAAATGGCACTACAAAAAATTCTGGATGAGGCTGTCTCAGCTGAAGACGCCCCCTTTCTCGTAGGTATGACGGGCAATGCACAGGGCGTGACCTGGTCTGGTGCATCAGGAGATGCGGCACCTGGTCGTCCCGCCGCAACAGATACCGTCTTCCGAATTTTCTCTATGACGAAGGCAGTCGGATCAACGGCAGCGATGATCCTGATAGATCGGGGAGAGTTGGACTTCGATACGCCTGTGGAAGAGGTTTTGCCCGAATTCGCCGATATCAGGGTGCTAGACGGATGGGACGGCGACACGCCTGTGCTGCGTGCGCCAAAGTCCAAAGCCACAGCCAGGCATCTTGCAACGCATACTTCTGGGCTCGAATATGAGTTCTGGAACGCTGGCCCCGGGCAGTACATGGAAAAGACTGGAGCAGTTTCGATCCTGTCTGGCCTCAAGGCCTCGATGTTTTATCCAATGATGACCGACCCGGGGACGCGTTGGGGATACGGGCCGTCGATCGACTGGCTGGGATTGATGGTCGAGAAGATCAGCGGCAAGCGGATCGACGCGTTCCTCAAGGAAAACCTCTTTGAGCCGCTTGGAATGTCGGACACGGACGTCGAGGTAAGAGATCACATGGCCCCCCGCCTTGCAGGGGTAAAGGCGCGGGGCGAAGATGGACAGTTTGTTGACTTTGAGCTTGCTCCCCCTTCGGATCCCGAAGTCTACGGGATGGGCCACGCTCTGTATTCGACCCCTGAAGATTACATGAAGTTCCTGCGGATGTTCTTGAACCGCGGCGTGCTTAACGGTCATCGGGTTCTGAGCGAACAGGGCGTTGCGCGGATGCTTGAGAACCATATGGGGCCGTTGACCTTTGAGAAGATGGTCACGGTCGCCCCGCCAATCACCGCCGACTTCGATCCGTTCCTGGGTACGACCAAGACCCACAGCTTCGGGTTCATGCGCAACGAGGCGGATATTCCGGGGATGAGGCGCGCGGGATCGCAGAGTTGGGCAGGCGTGCTGAACAGTCATTACTGGTTTGATCCCACGTCGGATCTTGCCGCGGTGATCATGACTCAGTCGCTGCCGTTTGTGGAGCCGCGCTGGATGAAAACCTATGAGGCGTTCGAACGCTCGGCATACACAGCTTTATGATATCTCACTATCTTCGGTCAGACGCTGGCGTCTGACCGGAATAGCGGATTGCATCCTCGTTTGAGAGACAGTTTTCGCAGAGCAACCGATGGCCGCTGTTTGCGAAAACTGTCTCCGCTCAAAATTCTGCACTTCGTAACTCATTGAAATTGTTTGGGTCCCTCCTGTTTGTAACCGTATTCGGGGGGGCGAGGCTCGGGACTTCGCTAGCGTCAGGGCGATTTTTTTGGGAGTCCACCCCGGTCGGAGTCCACCCTTGGACGCCTGAAATATTCGTAAAATCAGTGGCCTAGCTGGATCCCGCAGGTGGATACCTGCTGGACTCCGGAATTCAGCTCGAATCCACCCTGGGGCCCACCTGCGGAAGCCAGTTGCACCCCACCCTCGGAAGCCACCGCGCCGCCCCCTGGATGGGCGCCGCGCGTGCCAATCTATCGAACAGGATTATCCCCATGACCCTCGCCTTCGCCCCTGAGCGGATCGAGACCTGGCCGCTTGCGCGCCTGCAGCCCTACGCGAAGAACGCGAAGATGCATGGCGCCGATCAGGTGGCGAAGCTCGCCGCCAGCATGGCCGAGTTCGGCTGGACTGTGCCCTGCCTGGTGGGCGAGGACGGCGAGCTCATCGCGGGCCATGGCCGTGTTCTCGCCGCTACCCGTCTGGGACTAACCGAAGCGCCGGTCATTGTGCTGGGTCATCTGACTGAGGCGCAGCGCCGGGCCTACCGCATCGCGGATAACAAGCTCACGGAACTAGGGACCTGGGATGAAGCGCTGCTGTCGGCGGAGTTGCAGGACTTGCTGGCTGAGGATTACGATCTGTCGCTGATCGGTTTCGACGATGGAGAACTTCAGGCTTTGCTTGCCTGCGATGGTGAGACAGAGGGGGGCGCACATGAGGCTGAAGATGACGTTCCCGAGCCGCCCGAGGATCCGATCAGCCGTCCGGGTGATCTATGGGTTCTCGGCAAGCATCGACTGCTATGTGGCGACAGCACTCTTGCCACCGATGTTGAGCGGGTTCTGAATGGGGTGAAACCCCTATTGCTTATAAGCGATCCACCCTATGGAGTTGAGTATGACCCGAGTTGGCGCAATCAGGCCGGGGCTGCCAAGACCAAGCGCACCGGCAAGGTGCTAAATGATGACCGCGCCGATTGGCGCGAGGCTTGGTCGCTTTTTCCCGGCGATGTTGCCTATGTTTGGCACGGTGCGCTGCATGCAGCGACTGTTGCCGACAGCCTCGTGGCTTGCGGCTTCAACATCCGGTCGCAGATCATCTGGGCGAAAGAACGGCTGGTCCTGAGCCGTGGCGATTATCACTGGCAACATGAGCCCTGCTGGTATGCTGTGCGCGCGAAGGGCAAGGGCCACTGGTCTGGTGACCGCAAACAGACCACGCTCTGGCAGATTGCCAGCAAGGACCAGGACGCGACGACCGTGCACAGTACGCAGAAGCCGGTGGAATGCATGCGCCGCCCGATCTTGAATAATTCGAGTCCCGGGCAGGCGGTCTACGAGCCCTTCATGGGCTCGGGGACCACGCTGATTGCCGCCGAGACGACGGCGCGCGTTTGCTATGGGATCGAGTTGAACCCAGCCTATGTGGACGTTGCTGTCGAGCGATGGCAGGTTTTTGCTGGGCAGAGGGCGGTGCTGGAAAGCAGTGGGCAGACGTTTGATGAAATCGCCGCGGCGCGAAAGGCGAGCCCATGACCCAGTCGCGTGCCATGTCTTTTGTCGAGGCCGCGACGAACGTCGTCGTCGGCTACGTTTTGGCGATCCTTACACAGATTGTTGTGTTCCCGCGGTTCGGCATCAAAGCCGCGTTGGGAGAGCATCTGGCGATCGGTCTCGCCTTTGTAGGCGTCTCCTTGGCGCGTGGTTATCTGCTGCGCCGGCTGTTCGAGACAATCCGGATGCGAGGCTTGGGATGAAGAACCGCCACCCCACGCGGGACGGCGGTTTTGGTAACTTCCCGGCGCGCAGCTTCAGTCGTCTGTGATCATGTAAACCCTGCCTCTCCCCTCGACCTTCTCGGATGTGACGGTCAGACCCATTTTTTTCTTGAGCGCACCAGAAAGGAAGCCTCTGGCTGTATGTCTAGCCCATTGCATGGCGACCATGATCTCCTCAATCGTCGCCCCACCCTCGGCGTGGAGCATTGCGATCACCGCCTCCTGCTTGGTGCCGCTGCTTCGCCGCGTGGGCTCTGGCAAGGCAATGCCCCGCGCAGGGCCGCCTGACTGTTCATCCGGATTGTCGGAGATTGCGAGGATGCTGAATGCCAGAGGCGTGGCGCGCAGTGTGAGCGGCCCGCGCTCCTCGTCATGCCGGTAGACGGTGTTGAGGTCGCTGGCCGGGACTTCCTCGATGAGGTGTTGCTTGAGCAGGCTCTTGCAGACATTACCGACGGCGCCACCCTTCAGGCTGGCGGTTACGGGAAAGATGGACCCATCCTCCCGCGCGCAGGCGGTGGCGAGGATGACGGCTTGGGCGTCGGATAGCTGGATCTGGGTCATGGATTTTCTCCGGTTTGGCCTTGCGCGACATGCGCGGGCTTCTACCGGGTAAAGCCCGCCTGCGCGGGCTGACCGAACTGCGTTGTTGGCGATCAGTTGCTTTCGGCCATCGCGGCAGTCACCGCGAAGTGCTGCACCCAGGCCGTCAGGTAAGGCAGCCCTGCGGGGATACCCTCGGAGCGTTCTGTGGCGCGGTCGATGCGCCAGCTCTGCCAGCGGCGGATCGCGGCGGCGATGGCAGGCTCGAGTTCGCTGTTGCAGCCGATCATGTTGCCGACCACTTCGTCCGCGAAATGCCGTCCTATCCGGCTGTCCAGAAAATCGCGGATGCCGATCATCTCATCTTCGCTGTCGGCGCGGATGGCTTTGGCGATCAGGCGCGACGCGAGCGTCCAGACTTCCGCACTGCGGCGGTCACGTTGCGGGCAGACGGTCAAGGTGCGGAAGAAACCGTAGTCCTCGTTGCGGCTGGGCAGGATCGCAGGCGTGGTCATTGAGCCGCCCTCCATTCGCTCCAGCCCCCCTGAGCAAAGACATAGGTGTGGCAGAAGTCGCGGCGGGGCTCGGGGTAAATCACGGGCGCGCGGGGCGGGTCGAAACAGTCCAGTTTCTCGGGAGTGACCTGACGGATTTCCCGGGCTGCGAGGATGGGCTCGGGCGTCCAAGCTGCCAGCGCGGGTAGCATGTGCGCGGGGTAGCCGTCGAAATGCACGTATGTGTGGGCCCATGCCTCGGGGCCGATCTGGATGGCGATCTGTGCGCGGGTGCTCATGGCCGGGTCTTCACTGCGGTTCGGCGATCAGCGCCAGCAAAACGGCGGCCATGCCGCCGAGGTATTCGCTCCGGCGAAAAACGATCTCGTCGATATGGCCGGCGCTATTGATGCTGGGGTCGACGGCCAGGCTGTCGGCATGTTGGGGCATCAAGCGTTTTGCCTCGGCGTTGTAGCGTTCGGCGATGGTCATGAGCGTGTCTCCGATCAGGCTGTTTGCTTGATTGCAGAGTCGCTCTGTGGGGGTGGTTAATCAACTGAATTCGAAGCAATTACATTGCTTTAGGAGGCTGCCCTGGCGCTCGTGCGGGCTTCGCAACTCGCATCTCTGAAGGCTTTTCGGCCTCGCAACAAGGTGCTTGGCAAAATTTGCCAAGAGGCATATGCTCAGGCGCATGACAACGATGAACATCTCCCTGCCAGATGCGCTGAAGACCTATGTTGATGAACAGGTCACCGGTCGCGGCTATGGCACATCCAGCGAATATGTCCGCGAGTTGATCCGCAAGGATCAGGATCGACAGAGACTGCGCGGCTTGCTGCTGGAAGGCGCGGCCTCGCCAGCGAGGGATCCGATTGATGAGGCCTATTTTGCGAGTTTGCGCGATCGCGTTACGGGCGTGCGGAAGGCGTGAGTGGCAAACTTGTGGTGCCACGTGCACGCGCCAGTCAGGATATCGATGACGCGCTGACCTACTATTTGACGGAAGCCGGTGAAGCTGTTGCGCTGCGGTTCATTGATGCGGTGGAAGCAGCCTTACGGCATCTCTCTGCGCATCCATCGAGCGGATCGCTGCGCTTTGCCTATGAGCTCGATCTGCCGGGCTTGAGGGCTTGGCCTTTGCACCGCTTTCCTTGGCTTGTTTTTTACAGCGAGACCGACCAGCAGGTTGATGTGTGGCGCGTGCTTCATGGCAGGCGAGATATCCCAGCCTGGCTGGGAGAAACGCTTTTGAACGATTAATGAGGAGAGAGCCGCGTGCAGGGCATGAGCGAGCGCCAATACGCCGCCCATGTCGGGCTGTCGCGGGGCGCGATTCAGAAATCGAAGGAGGCGGGGCGGCTGGTCCTCTTTGCCGATGGCAGCATTGATGCCGCCGCCAGCGATAAACGGCGTGCCGAACTAACCGACCCGTCGAAATCCCGCGCCACGCCAAGCGCGCCGAAACCCACCGCCCCCAAGATGAAACCCGTCCCAGAGGCCGCCGTTGCTGCAGTCGGGGAAACATTGCGGGATGAAGGGCTGCCCGCCGCAAGCGCTGCTGGCGGCACGACATTCTTGCAGGCCAAGACCGCCAACGAGGTGTTGAAGGCGCAGGAACGGCGGCTACGGTTGCAAAAGCTCAAGGGAGAGCTGGTCGAGAAGGCGCGGGCCGAGGCGCTGATGTTTCGACTGGCGCGCGAGGAGCGCGATGTCTGGATCACCTGGCCGGGACGCGTGGCGGCGTTGATGGCCTCGGAGCTTAGCGCGGCCCTGGGAGGTGAGATCACTGTGGAGGCGGCGGTGATGCAGAAAGTTCTGGAAACCCATGTCCGCACTCAACTCGACAGCCTCACCGAGATCCGCACTGGCGTTGGATGAGCAACTCCTCGCCTTTGATGGGGCGCAAGACCTGCTGCGCACCTGGTCGCAGGGCATCCGGCCCGACCCGGACCTGACGGTCTCGCAATGGGCCGACCGGCATCGATGGCTGAGCTCCCGCGCCTCGGCTGAGCCGGGGCGGTATCGCACTGCGCGCACCCCCTATATGCGCGAAATCATGGATGCGCTCTCACCAGCCAGCCCGGCGCAGCGTGTGGTATTCATGAAAGCAGCCCAAGTGGGCGCGACAGAAGCAGGAAACTGCTTCATTGGCTTCGTCATGCACCATGCGCCGGGCCCGATGCTCGCGGTGCAGCCGACCGTGGAACTGGCCAAGCGCAATTCGCGGCAACGGATCGACCCGCTGATCGAGGAAAGCCCCGAGCTGCGGGCCAAGGTCAAGCCTGCACGCTCGCGCGACGCCGGCAACACGATGCTCTCGAAGGAGTTTGCGGGCGGTATTCTGATTCTGACCGGGGCCAACTCGGCGGTGGGGCTGCGCTCGACGCCCGCGCGCTACATCTTTCTCGATGAGGTTGATGCCTATCCGGCCTCGGCGGACGAGGAAGGTGATCCGGTCTCCCTTGCCGAGGCGCGATCGCTAACTTTTGCCCACAGGCGGAAGGTGTTTTTGGTCTCGACGCCTACGATAAAGGGGCTGTCACGCATCGAACGGGAGTTCGAGGCCAGCGACCAGCGCCGGTTCTTCGTGCCCTGTCCGCATTGTGGGGAGGAGCAATGGCTGAAGTTTGAGCGGCTCCGTTGGGACAAGGGGCAGCCCGAGACGGCGGCCTATCATTGCGAGGGCTGCGAGCGGCCCATCGCGGAGCATCATAAGACGATCATGCTGGAGCGCGGCGCATGGCGGGCGACGGCCAATGCGGCAGATCCGCTGACAGTGGGCTATCACCTCTCGGCGCTTTATTCGCCGCTGGGCTGGCTTTCTTGGGCGCGGATTGCACGGGCCTGGGAGGCTGCCTTGGGCAATGACGAGGCGATGCGGGCGTTTCGCAACACGATCCTTGGCGATACCTGGTTCGAAACGGGTGAAGCACCGGACTGGCAGCGGTTGCAGGGGATGAAAGAAGACTGGCCTGCAAGCACGGTACCGGCGGACGGGTTGTTTCTGACTGCCGGCGCTGATGTGCAGAAGGACCGGATCGAAGTCGATGTCTGGGCCTGGGGCAGGGGCCTGCAAAGCTGGCTCATCGACCACATCGTTATCGACGGCGGCCCGGGTGACCCCGCCTGCTGGCAGAAGCTGACCGACCTACTTGGAAGGACGTGGGCTCACGCTAGCGGCACGCCTATGACCATTGCCCGGCTGGCGATCGACACGGGCTATGAAACGGCCGCGGTCTACGCCTGGGCGCGGCAGGTGGGCTTTGGACAGGTGGCTCCGATCAAAGGCCTAGAGGGCTTCAATCGCGCGAGCCCCGTCACAGGGCCAACCTTTGTGGACGCCACACTAGGTGGCAAACGTCTTCGCCGTGGAGCGCGGCTTTGGACCATTGCGACTTCGACGTTCAAAGCCGAGACCTACCGGTTCCTGCGGCTTGACCCGCCGGAAGTCACCAGCGCGGGAGATGGCGAGGGCTATTCTCCTCCCGGCTTTCTCCATCTTCCGGGCTGGGTTGATGCCGAATGGCTGAAGCAACTGACTGCAGAGCAGCTGGTCACGGTCAAGAACAAGCGTGGCTTTGCGAAACTCGAATGGCAAAAGCTGAGGGAACGTAATGAGGCATTGGACTGCCGGGTGTATGCCCGTGCGGCCGCGTGGATCCTTGGCGCCGACCGCTGGTCAGACGCCAGGTGGGAGGAATTGGAACGCCAGCTGCATGTGGATATTCGCGATCCAGCAGGGGGCGTGGCCGCAAAACCAACCCCCAGGTCATCAGCTCGGCGACGCACAATGAGGTCAACCTATATGGGCTGAAGAGGGAGACGTCAGGGATTTACCCGCTTGTTATAAGCAGCACTGTCTGCTCTGTTTATGCGCAAATAGGATGGAGACAGTGCGATGACGGCTCAAAATGACCTTCTTACCATCCCTGCGCGGCGAGGGCGTGCAGTTCGTTTGAGTGCAGGCGAATCCATTCAGATCGTCAATACGCATGGGTCTCAAGTGGTTGATACATGGGTCTTCAATGCGGAAGACATGACAGAATTTCTGTCAACTGAGCATATGCGGGCAACCCTTGGCAAACTATGGCCTGGCAAAGGAGATGCTCTTATCACGAACCGGCGGCGTGCCATCATGATGATAGAAGAGGATACCTCACCTGGGCAGCATGACACGTTGATCGCGGCTTGCGACAGTTATCGCTATGGCCTGTTGGGATGCACGGAATACCACGATAACTGTACAGACAACCTGCATGCGGCGATGAGACAGATAGGGCTTACTGCTCCCGAATGTCCTAGCCCGCTGAACCTGTGGATGAATATTCCAGTGGCCCAGGATGGCTCGACCGGTTGGGGAGAACCGTTGTCGAAACCCGGAGATTATGTCGTTTTACGCGCCGAGATGGATTGCATTGTTGCCATGTCTGCCTGCCCACAAGATATGGTACCAATCAATGGTGCCGACTGTATTCCGACCGAAGTACACTATCGCAAGCTGCCGGCCTCTTTTGTGATCTGAGACGTCACTAGGGCGAAGTTCGGTCTCACTGCAGACAGCATTTCTTGAACTTCTTCCCGCTGCCACAGAAGCAGGGGTCATTGCGTCCTGGAAGGGGGAGATCCTCTGCAAAGTTGTCTTGTGAAGACATTGTAAAGGCGGGGTTCAAAAAATGTTTGGATCGGCGTGTCGCCAGATACTCTTCAGAATACCCATGCCATGTCGATAGCTCGGCAATGCAATCAGTGATGAAACCGCGTTCATAGCGCTGGTCCATCGGAGCCTGCCCTGTTTTGGCGATCTGCTGTAATTCGTCCAAGACTTCAGTTGGGCTGCAGTAATCGGAAGGGATCACTCCAGCTTCAAAAGTTGCGCGTACTTCTGGCTCCATATCCGTCAACCCAAGATCGACGATACCTTCTATCCAACCCACAAGGATATCGCTGTTCTCCTCTTTGCAGCGGTTACGAAACTGGCGGAAGTAGTCGCTGATTGCGGCTTTATGATCAGGGCTGGTTTTTGCGATCAGTACGAGTGCATCAAATAGCGCACTGCGTGCGAACTCGTCAGCTTTGGGGTTTTCAATGGCGTCACATATTGGACCTAGGTCGCCATCAAATGTCCCGGCGATGACGCGATAACTGGTTTCTGTCAAAGCATCCCCAAGGATCTCGTCGATGATTTCTGTGGGCCGTTGAAGCAACTTTATCAGGGGGCGATATGCACGAGGCTCTCGCAATTGTCCCAGCATGTGAAACACAGGGATCACAGCGCAAAGATCACGGTCTTCTATGGCGTTGGGCTTGACCCGTCCAAGACGGTTAATGAGATCAAGGAAACGAGGCACAATAGGAGCGGGGTTTTCTAGCGCCGCTGCCATCGCAGCTTTTGGGAAAATATCATCGCGCTCAAGATCGCGCATGATTTCGTCTGCTGTCATGGATTCGTGCTCCCATCTTCCGTGCAGCTACAAAGACCGTTTTTGCCAAAGAGGGTCAACTTAGATGACATCACTCACAGACCTTCACATACGCCGCGACGCGCTGACGTCGCAACGCGCCTCGGGCGTGGCCCGCGTCAGCTATGATGGCAAGACGGTCGAGTACCGCTCGGTCGCTGAGATCGACCGCGCGATTGAAGCGCTCGACCGCGAGATTGCAGCGGCGGAGGGGCGACGCATGGTGCGGCACATCCGCGTGATGGCGACGAAGGGCCTCTAAACTGGATGGCATTTTTTGATAAATTCCGCCGCCAGAAGCCTGGTGGCCCTGAAGCCATGCGTGCGCGTTTAGAGGGGGCTATGGCCAAGCGCCGGCTTCGGGGTTGGAACCCACCCTTGGAAAACATCAACGCGCTGGTGGCCTCTGGGGGCCCGCGACTGCTGGCACGCTCGCGCGAGTTGGTGGTGACAAACGGCTATGCCGCGAATGCGTGCGAGGCTTTTGCCGCAAACCTTGTGGGTGACGGTATCAAACCGTCCTCGCTGATCCGCGATGCGGAGTTGCGAGAGCAGGTGCAAAAACTGTGGCTTGCGTGGACGGATGAAGCGGATGCCGATGGGCTGACAGATTTTTATGGCCTTCAAGCCATTGTGGCACGCGAGATGTTTGTCGCCGGGGAATGTTTTGTGCGGCTGCGCTCAAGACGGGCGGAAGATGGGCTGTTGGTGCCTTTGCAGCTACAGCTTTTCCAATCTGAGTTGCTGCCCTTTGACAAAACTGAGACCGCGCCAAACGGCAACCGTATTCGGTGTGGGATAGAATTTGATCTGATTGGCCGGCGTGTGGCCTACCACTTCCGCCGACACCATCCAGGGGACAGTACTGAGGCGGGGCACGGCACTACGTCTACGACGCGTGTGCCAGCTGAGGATGTGCTCCATATCTATCGACCGATTGATGCGGGGCAAATCCGAGGGCTGCCGCATATCGCCCCGGCGATGGTACGGCTGTTTTTGCTCGATCAGTATGACGACGCAGAGCTTGATCGCAAAAAGACGGCTGCAATGTTTGCGGGCTTTATCACCAAAACCGCCCCTGATGATCCGATGATGGGTGAGGGGGAGGTCGATCTTGATGGTGCGGCCATGGCCAGCCTTGAGCCTGGTACCATGCAGGTGCTGCTGCCTGGCGAGGATGTGAAATTCTCAAGCCCCGCTGATGTTGGTGGTGGATATGAAGCCTTCCAATATCGCACGCTGCTCGCGGTCTCAGCCTCGCTGGGGTTGCCGTATCACCTTGTGACCGGCGACGTCCGACAGGCCAATTATTCCAGCCTGCGGGCAGAACTTGTGGAGTTCCGGCGGCGGATTGGCCAGTTGCAGCATGGGGTTGTGGCACATCAACTTTGCCGGCCTGTTTGGATGCGCTGGCTGGAGACGGCGGCCCTTTCTGGGGCCCTTGAGGCGGCCCCGAGTTTGGCGCGTCCTGTGCAATGGATCCCACCACGGTGGGATTGGGTGGATCCGCTGAAAGACATCCAAGCGCAGGTGCTGGCGATGGAAGCTGGCATCACATCACGCCGTAAGGTGGTGGAGGCCACGGGCTATGATGTGGAAGAGGTCGATCAGGAAAACGCCTCGGATGCACAACGGGCGGCTGATCTGGGCCTGGCGTATCGCGCAAGCCCAGGTGAGACGCAGGGGGCAAGAGCAACGCCCATCCAAGAGCCCAACCCAAATTCTAGTGACGGACCGCCCGATAGGGATGCGGGCACCGACCTACAACAGGAGTAACCTCATGAAGTCTTGGTATATGATCCGTGCCCGGGGGACGGGCACGGAAGTGCTGATCTATGATGAGATTGGCGCCTACGGCGTAACGGCCAAGGGATTTTTGGCAGAGTTCGGCGCCTTGCCGGATGATGCGGCAATTGATCTGCGCCTCAACAGCCCCGGCGGCTCGGTCTTTGATGCGGTCGCCATTTACAATGCTCTGAAGCGTCATGCGGGCGAAATCACTGTCTGGGTTGATGGTATTGCGGCTTCAGCTGCAAGCTATATCGCCATGGCAGGCGACACCATTGTCATGCCAGAAAACGCCTTCTTGATGATCCATGACCCCTCAGGGCTGGTGATGGGCACGGCCGAGGACATGCGCTCCACAGCCGAGGCGCTCGATAAGGTGAAGAGCAGCCTGATCCAAGGCTATGCGGCGAAGTCTGGAAAGCCGGATGACGAGATTGCCAACCTGATGGCGGCTGAAACTTGGCTTGATGCAAAGGACGCGCTGGCTCTTGGGTTTATCGACCATATGGCCGAGCCAGTGAAACTCGCGGCGTCTTTTGATGTGTCGCGTTTCCGCAATGCACCGCCCGAATTAGTGACAGCTGCAAGTGAACCAGAAGCGCCTGAAACCGCTGAACCCCAGACCGAGGATGATGCAGGCACCAGCGCGCAGCCTGACCCCGAACACCAGGCTGACACTGCGCCCACAATGACTGACAGCGCGAGCGTTCGCGCCGAGGCCATCGCTCATGCACGCATGGTCATCGATCTCTGCCGTCTGGCCGGGCAGCCGCATATGGCTGGCCGCTTTTTGGAAGAGGACACGGATCTGGACATGGTGCGCAGCAGGCTTTTGGCCGCGAAAGCCGAGGCTGAGGGCGTGCCGCCACACTCGCTTCATGCCCAGCCTGGAAGGGGCGCTGCCAGTAACCCTTGGGGCGATGTGATCGCCCGCACGTTTAAGACAAAAGGATAAGCCACCATGAGCATATTGACAGAAACAAACCACGCCGGTGGCTTTCTCGTTTGGGAGGTGCTGCGCGATTACACGCGGGACACGGTTACCATCGCATCGGGTGCCGGCAAGCTCGAGCCTGGCACTGTGCTGGGAAAGATCACTACGGGTGGCAAATTCACCAAGCTCACGCCGGCTGCCACGAACGGCAGTCAGAATGCTGCCGGTATTCTCTGGGCTGGCGTTGACGCCTCAGCGGCTGACGCCCTGGGCGTTGTGATCCTGCGTGGCCCAGCACTTGTAAACCGGCATGAGGTCATCTGGCCCGAGGGGGCGAGCGAGGCCCAGATCACCGCCGCCACCACGGCATTGGGTGCACTTGGCGTCATCCTGCGCTGAGCCCCCTGACAAAAGGAATTCTCCACATGGCAACTATGGATATTTTTGAAGGCGATGCCTTCTCCGTTATTGAACTCACGCGGGCTCTGGAAAACATCCCCTTCAAGCCGGCCACTCTTTCTGGCTCTGGTCTTTTTGGCGAACGCGGTGTGAGAACGCGCACAGTCGTCATTGAGAGCCGGGACGGGACGTTATCTCTGATCCCGTTCTCCGAGCGTGGGTCGAATTATGACCAGCAGCAGCCTGAAAGCCGGCAAGTTCGGGCTTTTGTGTGCCGGCAGTTCAAAAAGCAGGATGTGCTTTGGGCCTCTGAGATCCAGGGCATCCGCGAGTTTGGTTCCGAAAGCGTGACGCAGCAGGCGCAGGTAGAGGTTGCGCGGCGGATGCGCCGGTTGCGCGCAGATGCTGAGGCGACGTTTGAATATCACCTGCTCAATGCTATTCAAGGCGTGGTGAAAGACCCGCGCGATGGGGGAGTTGTCATCAACTTTGCCAATGAGTTTGGGATCACGCCGGCGGCAGAGGTGGATTTTGACCTCGATAACGCATCGCCAGGCTCTGGCGTTTTGCGCAAGAAATGCCAGGCGCTGATTGAAAGCGTTGAAGAAAGCCTGGGCGGCCTTGTGATGGGCCCTGTGAACCTACGCGCAGAATGTGGCTCTGCCTTCTTTGCGGATTTGGTGGCGCATAAGGAGATCCGCGAAACCTATCTCAACACGGCTGCCGCCAGCGAGTTACGGGGCAGGGTGGTGGACGAGGTGAACTTTGGCGGTATCACCTTCCGCCGCTATGGGGGTAATTCCAATATTGGTGTTCCAACCGACAAGGCCTTCTTCTACCCGCAAGGGATCGAGGGGCTTTTTGAGATCTACTTTGCACCGGCAGACACGTTTGAAACGGTCAACACTTTAGGACTTCCGCTCTATGCGCGCATGATCCCTGACCGTGAGCGCGATGAATGGGTGCGCCTTGAGATCGAAAGCAACCCGCTGCCCATCTGCACGCGCCCACAGGTGCTCCGCACTGCCAAGCGGACCTGATGAGCGCCTTTGCTGACGCCCTTGAGGGTTTGTTTTTTGATGCCAACCTCTCGGTCGAGATTTGGCATCGAGACAGCGAGGGGCAGTTCACCCGGGCTCGAGGCATCCTGCGCCGTCCTGACGAAATCACTGAGTTTGGGGCGGCGCGGCTCATGTCAGATACCACCCGGATCGACGTTCGGGTAGTGGATATCCCCAATCCCCGCCCGCAAGAGCAGATCTTGATCGGGGATGAAACCTTCCTGATCCAAGGCGAGCCGCGGCGTGACCGCGAGCGGCTCATTTGGACGCTTGAACTGACCCCTGCATGAAACTTGGCCTTAATATCTCACCTGATCTGGTCGCTGTGATGGCGGCCGAGATCACAGAAGGCGAAAAAGCCGTCAGCGCCGCGATGCGGGAGGCTGGCACGAACCTGAAATCCGCCTGGCGGGGGCAGATCGCCCAAGCGGGGCTTGGTCGACGCTTGGCGAACTCGATCCGCAGCCAGACCTATCCCAAGGCTGGGGGCAGTTTAAATGCTGCAGCGTTGGTATGGTCCAAGGCCCCAGTGATTATCGGGGCACATGATACGGGGCCACTTATCCGGTCGAAAGACGGGTTTTGGCTCGCCATCCCCACAGCGGCTGCTGGCAAAGGTCGGAAAGGCGGGCGCATCACGCCAGGGGAATGGGAGAGCCGACGAAAGCTGCGGCTGCGGTTTGTCTATCGTCGACGCGGCCCCAGCCTCTTGGTGGCGGATGGTCGGCTCAACAGCCGTGGGCTTGGGGTCGCGTCGCGGTCCAAGACGGGGCGCGGCAAAGCGACGGTGCCGATCTTTCTGTTGGTGCCGCAGGTGAAGCTTGCAAAACGGTTGGATCTAGCGCGGGATGCTGAGCGCGCGCAGGCGGTGGTGCCGGGGCTGATCGTGGCAAACTGGGTGTCTGAACGGGTTTAACGTTCAGCAAGCGCTTTTTGGACAAAGGCCTCTGCGTCGCCGATGGTCAATATTTCTTCAGCCTCTGCATCTCCGATCTGTAGGCCAAACTCTTCTTCCATGAGCATAACGAGTTCAAGCTTCGACAGACTGTCGGCGCCAAGATCTTCGATGAACGTTGTATCTTCGGATAATTCGGCCTGGGGTCGACCAAATTTGCGGGCCACTAATCGGCGAACATGCGCTACTTCTAATTCCATTTTTACCCCGTTCTCATAGTTTTGTCTTCGTTGAGTGCAGCGCAAACTATGCGCCACAGGCGATGGTCAAGCGTATTTCTGTTACGGCCTATGCCTGGCATTTGTAACAGGAGCCACGGCGCGCTTGCGTAAGGCTTTGGCGGAAGCGGTGGGATTCGAACCCACGGTAGGCTCTCACCTACGCTGGTTTTCAAGACCAGAGCCTTAAACCACTCGGCCACACTTCCTTTTGGTGCCCCCTTACGGCACTGAACCGGCACGCCCGAAGGCAAAAGATTTTAAGTCTTCAGCGTCTACCATTCCGCCAAGGGGGCGTTGGTAGGCCCGGCAGGACTTGAACCCGCAACCAAAGCGTTATGAGCGCTCTGCTCTAACCAAGTGAGCTACAGGCCCGACCTGACCGTTGATGACGGAATTTGCATCAGAGAACAAGACCATGTCGACCCGCGAAACCATCCTAACTGCTCTACATGCGCGGCTTTTGGCATTGCCCGCAACGGTTTTGCGCGGAGAGGTATTGCCCGAGCGCGTGCCGAGCGATGGCTTGGTGATTTTGCGCGATGGGGACCCGGGCGATCCAGAGGTTACGATGTCACCGTTGGCCTATCATTATCGTCACAAAGTGGAATTGGAGGTGGTCGTGCAAGGCGTTAATCGAGATATGGCCTTTGATGATCTGTGTATGAGTATCGGATCAGTGCTTGCGGCTGCGCCGACGCTGGATGGTCTCATCGATTGGATGGAGGTACAGGCGCCACAGACCGTTGATCTACCAGTTGATGGAGCCATCAGCTTAAAGGCCTCTGAACTCCCAATCATTTTGCACTACGTGAGCCGTGATCCGCTGGCTTGATATGGGATTTTCAATCTAATTTGTTGCGGCCACGAACATCAGTACAAGCAACGCAATCGACGCTGCAATCAACACGGATGCGATATAGCGCCGTTTCTGAGGCGGTTTTTTAAAGTTCAGTCCCATTTTTGCGCTCCGCTGTTGTCCCCCCAGACGGCAGCGCAGCGACGGTAGCAAACATCACCCCGTTCAGCGACGATTCCTTTTTTAAACAGACTTAGGTTTGATGGTCAGTCGGCCCTCGACCTGCGCGCCCGGTTCTACTGCAATATCTTCGGCGACGACATCGGCTTTGAGAGATGC